TAAAATATATGGAAATGCATTTAATCCTGTTAAGTTTACTTTAGCTCCACAACCAGTACCTGAACCAACACCTGAACCTACACCTGAGCCTACACCTACACCTGAACCTGTTCCAGAACCAACACCTGAACCAGTTCCTACACCAGAACCTACACCTGAGCCTACACCAGAACCTACACCTGAACCAATTCCAGAACCTGTACCAGTTCCACAACCTGAACCTACACCTGAACCTGTTCCAGAACCAACACCTGAACCAGTTCCAACACCTGAACCAACTCCAGAACCAGTTCCACAACCTGAACCAGTTCCAGAACCAACACCTGAGCCAGTTCCTACACCTGAACCAACACCTGAACCAGTTCCACAACCTGAACCAGTTCCTACACCTGAACCAACACCTGAACCAGTTCCTACACCTGAACTAGTTCCAGAACCAACACCTGAGCCAGTTCCTGAACCCGCGCAAGCAGCACAACCTGAACCAACACCTGAACCAACACCTGAACCAACACCTGAACCAACACCTGAATCAACACCAGAACCAACACCAGTACCAACACCAGAACCAACACCTGAACCAACACCTGAACCAACACCTGAGCCAGTTCCTGAACCAGTTCCACAACCTGAACCAACACCTGAACCAACACCTGAACCAACACCTGAACCAACACCTGAACCAACACCTGAACCAACACCTGAACCAACAACTGAACCAACACCTGAACCAACACCTGAACCTGTTCCACAACCTGAACCAACACCAGTACCAACACCAGAACCAACACCTGAGCCAGTTCCAACACCTGAACCAGTTCCACAACCAGAACCAACACCTGAGCCAGTTCCTGAACCAGTTCCACAACCAGAACCAACACCTGAGCCAGTTCCTGAACCAGTTCCTGAACCAGTTCCACAACCTGAACCAGTTCCACAACCTGAACCTTCACCTGAACCAGTTCCACAACCAGTTTCTACACCTGAACCAACACCTGAGCCAGTTCCTGAACCAGTTCCTGAACCAGTTCCACAACCTGAACCAACACCTGAGCCAGTTCCTACACCTGAACCAGTTCCACAACCGGTTTCTACACCTGAACCAACACCTGAGCCAGTTCCTACACCTGAACCAGTTCCTACACCTGAACCAGTTCCAGAACCTGAGCCAACACCTGAACCAACACCTGAACCAGTTCCACAACCTGAACCTACACCTGAGCCAGTTCCTGAACCAGTTCCACAACCTGAACCAGTTCCACAACCTGAACCTTCACCTGAACCAGTTCCACAACCAGTTCCTACACCTGAACCAACACCTGAGCCAGTTCCTACACCTGAACCAGTTCCTGAACCCACGCAAGCAGCACAACCTGAACCAACACCTGAGCCAGTTCCTGAACCCACGCAAGCAGCACAACCAGAACCTACACCTGAGCCAGTTCCTGAACCAGTTCCACAACCTGAACCAGTTCCACAACCTGAACCTTCACCTGAACCAGTTCCACAACCAGTTCCTACACCTGAACCAACACCTGAGCCAGTTCCTACACCTGAACCAGTTCCACAACCTGAACCAACACCTGAGCCAGTTCCTGAACCCACGCAAGCAGCACAACCAGAACCTACACCTGAGCCAGTTCCTGAACCAGTTCCACAACCTGAACCAGTTCCTGAACCAACACCTGAACCAGTTCCACAACCTGAACCAACACCTGAGCCAGTTCCTGAGCCAGTTCCTGAGCCAGTTCCTGAACCTGAACCAACACCTGAACCAGTTCCTGAGCCAGTTCCTGAACCTGAACCAACACCTGAACCAGCGCAAGCAGCAGAACCTGAACCAACACCTGAGCCAGTTCCTACACCTGAACTAACACCTGAACCCGCGCAAGCAGCAGAACCTGAACCAACACCTGAACCAGTTCCAGAACCTGAACCAACACCAGAACCAGTTCCACAACCTGAACCCGCGCAAGCAGCAGTACCTGATTCATTTATAGAACCTGAACCAGAACCTGAACCAGTTCCTGATTCATTTATAGAACCTGAACCAGTACCTGAACCTAGTATTGATAGTAATTTTAGTATAAAATTAGGAGATGTAAATAATGATGGTATATTTAATGGTGCTGATGTTGTATTTTTAGCATCTTGGGTAGCAGGAATTGAAGAACAAAAATATTTATCTGAATTAGATCCATATTTTGATTTAAAAGGAGATGTAAATAATGATAATAGTGTTAACGGTGCTGATGTAGTGTATATGGCATCAACAGTTGCTAATATTCAAGGATATGAAATTAGTGGAGATATTAATATACCAAGAAATATAATTAGATCAAATAGAAGTTCATCAATAAATGGATATTTCTGGACAGAAAATAATAAAGTTTATTTCCAAACAGTTGGTTCAATAAAATTAACTTCAATTAAATTATATTTTAGAGATGATATAAATTATAATGCATTTAATCAATATTTACAAGGTACAATAATTAATGCATTTGGAAGTTATGCTTGGACATTAGTAACTAATAGTTCAGAAAAATCAATATTCTTTTACGGAACAACAACTCAAGCAATTTCATCTGAAAATACACCAACATTATTTTATATAACTGATACAAATAATGAAATATTACAAATAAGTGATGTTTCAAATGAATCTGCAAATAGTATTAATTCTGATACAATTATAATAGGAGATCCTAATTTAATTAATATTCAACCAGAACCTCAACCAGAACCAGTACCAGCACCTGAACCGGAAATTATTCCTGAACCTGTAATAAATGAATGTGAAAAATTATTTATATATATTAACGAAAATGATAATAAAGTATATTTTATAACCAAAGATAATTTTAAATTTACTTCTATTAAAATATACTTTGAAAATGAAATAAATTATAATGCATTTTTACAATATCAAGAAAATACAACAATTAATGCATTTGGTGCTTATCCTTGGACTGTTGTTCCTAATACCTCTGAAAGATCAATATTCTTTTACGGAACAACTAATCAAGCAATATCATCTCAAGATATAGAAAGTTTATTATATATCACAAATATTAATAATAATATTATTGCAGTAAGTGATATTTCTGATGAAAATGCTAACTCTGTTGATATAAATTGTATAATAATTGGACAACCAACTGTAATAACCGAACCAGCACCTGAACCCGTACAAGTGACAACTCCAGAACCAGCACCTGTTCCTGAACCAACTCCAGAACCAGCACCTGTTCCTGAACCTACACCTGAACCCGCGCAAGCAGCTGAACCAACACCTGAACCAGTTCCAACACCTGAACCCGCGCAAGCAGCTGAACCAACACCTGAACCCGCGCAAGCAGCTGAACCAGTACCAGAACCAACGCCTGAACCAGTTCCAACACCTGAACCTACACCTGAACCTACACCTGAACCCGCGCAAGCAGCTGAACCAGAACCAGTACCTGAACCAATACCTGAACCTACACCAGTTCCTGAACCAGTTCCTACACCAGAACCAGTGCCTGAACCAGCGCAAGCAGCTGAACCAGTTCCAGCACCTGAACCAATTCCTGAACCAGTACCAGAACCAGTACCTGAACCAATTCCTGAACCAGAATCAAAAGATTGGATTGATTTTAATTTAATTGGAACTAATTTAAATAATGTAAATGATATAATAAAATTAGCAAGATATAGATCAGTAAATGGAAAAGTTGAACAAATAGTAGAAGCAGAAGTTATACAAAATAGTATTATAATGGAATTAAAATTTGGTGAGACATATATAAATAGTGAAATAGAAGTAGAAATAATCTCAACAGTTAGATTTGATTTCTTAACTTATAAAGGAAAAGGATTAATTAGACAATACTTAATGGAAGAATTAGATAATTATGAACCAAGCAGATGGGCTGTAGAAGAATTAAATAATGGATTATTTAGAACATATATTCAAAGTTATCATAGAAATATGCATCTAAATTCAGGATGTTCATCCCAAGAATTTCAATCTGGTATTTGTGAAGATCCACATATATTAACAATAGGTGGTAATAGATTAGATTTACCTCACGATGATGGAATTTATAATATGATAGAAGGATTAGGATTAAGAGTTAATGTAAAATGTCAAATATTAGGTAGAGGCTCTTATGCAAAATACTATTATATAAATTATAATGACGATGAAATTATAATAGATATAGACAGTTTAGAAATTAAAGATTATAGAAACAAACTAGAATTAAAATATCATTTATTAAAAAATAAAGATTATCTAGGGAATGAATTAATAATAGAAAAGAAATTAAGATCATTAATAATTAAAAGTATAGATGGTAATTTAGAATTATTACTAAATTCTGAAACAAGAGGATTATTAATTAAATCAAAACATAATTTTACACAAGAAAATAGTATTGGTATATTAATGTCCTCGCCTGTTGATGAATGTAAAATAGATGATCTTAAAAATTAAATATTTTTAAACTACTATAACAAATAAATATTATAGTAATTATGAAAACAAAATGCGATATTTGTAACAAAAAAGTTTTACTAATTTATTCTTGTAAATGTAATAAAAATTTCTGTAATAAACATCATTATCCTGAAGATCATAATTGTACATTTAATTTTAAAGAAGAATATAAAAAAAAATTAATAGAATTAAATCCTATTATTAAAAATGATAAATTAATAAAAATAGAATAATTATTTTAAAATGACTGATGAATTTTCAATTGAAGAAAAGTCTTTTTTACTTAATTTATCATACAATTTATTAAATTTAATTATTAAATCCTTATAATTAATTTTAACTGAATGTCCCCAAATAAATGTTTTCATAATTTTTCCATCTAAATTCTCTAAGGATTTTAACTTTTTAATAATCTTTTCATAATTTTCAATAAAATATTTTTCAATTACATTATTAAAATAAGGAAAATGATCCTCTTTTTCTAACATCCCTAATATTGCAAATTCATATGTATTAAATCTTATATATTCATTGTATTCAATCGATTTAGGATCATTTTTATTAGTATTTTCAAAATTAGGTTCGTTTAAAATTGGATTTTCATCTAATAAACTTTGTATAGAAATTAATAATGAATTTAATGTTTGAACTGAACTCCATTTTGGACCAGGCCAAGTTCCAATAATAGATAGACACACTTTACCCTTTTCATATAAATTGGGATTAAATCTGATTTTTCCATTTATAGTTTCAAATTTAGCACCAGGATGAATAAAAGGATACTTATCTGGAATATCAATGGTAAAGAAAAAGAATCCATCTTCATAAGGTGTATCATCAGGTCCAATTATTAATGCTTTAATTTGTTTAATATTATTTTCATCAAAATAAACAAATATTTTAGGATTATAATCACTTTTAATTTCTTTTATATCAGATAAAATTCTTTTAACAGTAATTGATTTTTTATTTAATGACATTATATATTTATATAAATATCTAGTTTTTAAATATACTTAAACTCATTCATAATTTTTAATATTTGATTTAACAATAAAAAATATATATTTGGTATAATATGCCTATTGAAAAATACACAAAGAAATTATTTGACTTATTAAATAAATGTAAAGTAAAGAGAGATCAAACATCAACTCATATATCAATGGGAACTCCAGTAGGATGTTATAATATTAATGTATCAAAACGAAGTAGACTTCATACTTTAATGAGACGCGCAATTGAAAATGAAAATATAAGTTTACATTTACTTGAAAAACATAGAAATCAAGGTCCTTTACTATTTGATATAGATATTAAATATGAGTCAGATTCATCTGCTAGGATATATAATGATATGGATATTAAAAAAACAGTTGAAATATACAATAAATACATTTGTAAATATTTAAATATAAATGATATAGAAAACGAATGTTTCATTACTGAAAAAAAAATACCAAATTGTTCAAGTGGTAATTTATACAAAGACGGTTTTCATGGCATATTTCCAAATATTTGCGTTTCAAATGAAATTCAATATTTAATCAGATTAGATGTAATTCAAGATTTTAAAGAAAATGATTACTTTAAAAATTTAAATTACAAAAATAAATATGAAGATATATTCGATGAGGCTATTATTGAAAAAAATGGTTGGTTAATGTATGGTTGCAGTAAACCAAAAAGAGATCCATACTTATTAACCTATATTATTGATAAAAATTTAAATTTTCTTAATTTGACATCTTTTAAAAAAAATAATAATTTAGAAGATTTAATAAATATATTTAGTATACGAAGATTTAGTAAAGAAGATCTTACAAAATATAATACTGATTACAATACTGACCTGATTGAAGAAAAAATTAAAAATTTAAATATTAAAAAAAATAATAATATTAGAATTAGAAAAAAAAGTAGAGAATACTCTGAAGAAGAAATAGAATACGCACAAAAATTAGTTAAACTATTATCAGAAGAACGTGCTGATAGTTATCAAAGTTGGATTGAAGTAGGATGGGCATTATTTAATATTGATGATCTATTATTAGACGAATTTATAGAGTTTAGTCAAAAAAGTCCTAAATTTATTAACGGAGATTGTGAAAAAAGATGGGACAAAATGAGAAACGAAGGTACAGGTGGGTTAGGATTGGGAACTTTAATTAAATGGACAAATGAAGATAATCCAGAAGAATTTAAAAAATTAGAAGATCAAGCTGAACAAAAAATTATAAGTAGATCATTAGTTGGAACTTCAGGTGATGTTGCTCGTGCATTTTATCATTTAAATAAAGGTAAATTTATTTGTGCATCTATTAAACATTCTTTATGGTACGAATTTAAAAATAGTAGATGGCAATCTATTGACTCCGCTACTACTATTATGTTAATGTTAAATGATGATTATCCTATAAAATATAAAAAATTATCTGACTCTTTATATTATAGATGCCAACAATTACAAGGTGATGAAAAAAAATTAATAGAACTGAGAAGAGAAGCAGCTCTTAAATTATCTGAAAAATTAACAACCGCTAAATTTAAAAAAGAAGTAATTGATGAATTGAAGCATAGATTTTATGATGAAGAATTTTTTAATAAATTAGATGAAAATAGATATTTATTAGGTTGTAAAAATGGTGTATTTGATTTAAAAAATTGTTTATTCAGAGAAGGTTATCCAGATGATTACTTGTCATTAAATACACATATTAATTATCAAGAATTTTCTAATGATGATGAAAAAATTTTAGAAATTAATAAATTTTTTAATGATATACAACCTGAAAATGATATGTGTAATTATATTTTAGATTATTTTTCAAGTTGTTTAATTGGACACTCCCCTGATGAATTATTTCATATTTGGACTGGATCAGGAGGAAATGGTAAATCATTATCAATTGGTTTATTTCAATCAATTATGGGTGATTATGGTTCAACAATAAGTATTACATTGCTAGTAAATAAAAGAGCTGCATCAAATGCAGCATCACCTGAAATGGCTAATTGTAAAGGAAAAAGATTTTTAGTTTTTCAAGAACCTGAAAATGATGATAAAATTCATGTAGGTCACATGAAAGAATTAACAGGAAATGATAAAATTAGTGCAAGAGCTTTGTTTAAAGAACCAATTGAATTTTATCCTCAATTTAAAACAATTTTAACTTGTAATAAATTACCTTTTATTCCTTCTAATGATGGAGGTACATGGAGACGATTAAGAGTAGCACCTTTTGAAATGAAATTTGTAAATAATCCAAATCCAGAAAATCCTTTAGAAAAAAAAAAAGATAGAGATTTAAAAAATAAGATGGATACATGGAAAGAAGCATTTTTATTTTTATTAATCCAAAGATATATTAAAAGATTTAGATTAGAAGGTTTAAAAGAACCAATTAAAGTTAAACAATTTACTAATGAATATCAGAAAAAAAGTGATATATTCTTAGAATATGTTAATGAACAAATTATTTATACTGGTGATAAAAAAGATAAAGTTAATGTTACTACATTATATTTAGATTTTAAATTTTGGTACAAAGAATCACACTCAGAAAGAGGAATTCCTAAAAAATTAGACTTTAAAGAAAATTTAGAAACTAAATTAGGTAAAATGGGTTCTGTAGGATGGAGAGGTCATAAATTAAAAAATACTGAAAAACAAAATATAGAATCTGATGATAGTGACTCTGATATTAATAGCCCTAATTTAAAAATAATTTAAATAAATTGAATTTAAATTTATTTAAATAATTAAATAATATATTATATAAAGAATGAAGTTTTGTCCTAAATGTAATTTTATGTTAGATATATGTAATAATGTATCTAGTAATTTATTACAAGAAATTAAATCATCTGATGAATTTATTGATTTATTAAATAATATAAATGAATTAAACTTTAATTACAAAATAAAATTTAAATTATCTGATTTACAAAAAAATAAAAATTTTATTAAACTAAATGATTCTGATAAAAATAGAATTATAAATAATTTTAATAAATTAAATAAATCTAATAATATTTTGTTCTTCTGTAATAATTGTAATTATATCGAACCTATGGAAAATGGAAAAATTTTATTTAAATCATCTTATATTAATAATAATATTAACCTAGCAAATGAAAAAAAAATAATTATTGATCCCACCTTACCAAGAACAAAAGATTTTATTTGTCCTAATAAAAAATGCACCTCTAATTTAAAAAAAAAAAATAATAAAGAAGCTATTTTTTATAGACCCGATCCAAAATCATATAGACTTATTTATATATGTGTGTCATGTTCTCAAAAATGGACACCATAATAAATTGAATTAAAAATATATTTAAAAATATAATATTATATATATAAAAATATGTCAAATAAAGAAACTGAAATTGAAATTAATGATAATATAGAATCTGATTCTGATGATGATCAATCTTCTAATGAAAATTCTGATGACGAATCAATAGAAGAAATATCAGAAATAGATAATACTGAAATTGAAAATGATGAAGAAAATATTATTTTTAATCAGATAGATCCTGAAAAAGAATTAAGTTTAAATAAAAGAATTCCAGACGATGAAAGAATATCATTACCTTATTTAACAAAATACGAAAAAGTAAATTTGATAGGAACTAGGGCAAAACAAATATCTGATGGATCAGACATTTATGTTATTAGTAAAAATGTTAAAACTGCTGTAGATATAAGTAAACTAGAATTAGAATATAAAAGACAACCTTTTAAAATTAAAAGAACTATGCCTGATGGAAGATATGAAATATGGTCATTAAATGAATTAGAAATTCTTGAATAATTAGCAAGAAAATCCTAATCCAACCATACCCTTAGTTATAATTAATACATTATAATTTACTGCATAAATTTTTATTATATAATCTGATTTTATTTGCTTATTATTCATATTTAATAATAATCTAGCATTATCAAAACAACTAAAATTACAAGATCCTGATGGTTGTATTTCTTCTGGTTTTAATGAAAAACTATATGTATATACAAAATTACTTGGTATTTTAGTATGATACCTTAATGGTTGTAATAATCTAAAATATTTTGCTGGTAATGGAAAAAATCGATCAGTTCCATTTAATTGTAATACTGCTGTATCAAATATATCTACTACTCCTGATGATGAAAAATTCTTTTCATTTGAAAAATTAAACCAATCATTACCATAAGTAAAATCTTCATCACTATCATTAGATCTAATTAAACTATCAGATCTTTGAATAGCCCAAACTAATTCTTTAACTGGATGAAAAAAATTTAGTTTAATTATTGGATTTTTATTTGATTTTTGAAAATAATAATCTCCATTAGATTGAATTTGTTCTATTAAATAAAAATGATTTTTTTGAGAAAATTTTTTCCTTTCATTTAAATCTAAATAAACAAAATCTATTAATAATTCGGCATTAAAACTAGGTAAAATTGGCTCGATATCTTTTTTATTTGAAATCCATAAATGATCAAAATTTCTCCATTTAATATTTACTTTTATATCATGATTTGATATTGCTATTATTGGTATCGCTAAACCTATATTTTTGCAAAACCAAAAATTTAATGGAATTATTAAATCTAACTCATCATTAAATGAATTTACACTATACCCTGAATAATCCTTCTTACCAATTAATTCATTATAACCTTGTCTCTTTTCTTGATTTAATGTTAATTCTGACCATATCTCTAACCACTCACCATACTGTTTATCAATTTTATAACCTCCAATTTCAATTTCTATATATTCAAAAATTGCATGACCCAATGAATTAACCCATGAAAAAATTGTACCAGTATGACATTTATTACAAGGACAGTTTAAATTTAAATCTTTAACACATACATTATTTTTAGTTTTTTTATTTAAACTACCTACTCTTACATGTAAACTCATATCTGATATTAAGTCTCCATCTTTACTAATATTAATAGAATTTAATGAACCAAACGAAACTCCACTTGAAAATACCTGAAATTTTGTTTCCATTGAAAAATTACTATGACGTTTATAAACTGATTTAAAAAATGTAATTTCAGGATTAGCTGTTAAAAAATTATCCTGTTCTCCTGTCGCTACTAATTGGATTAATCCTCCTCCCATAAATATATATAAAATATAAATTAATTACAATTAATAAACTTATCTAAATTATATATATGAATCATAATCAAGATTATGCATTTAACTCGCTTAAAATTATATCTAACTCTGACTCTTTTGATAATAACTCTGGTTCTATAATTATTAATGGTGGTATCGGTTGTAAAAAAACTATACATTGTAATACTATATGTTCCGATAATGCTTATTTCAAATCAATTAATATTACTGATAACTTTAATATAGATATTCTAAATCTAAATAATTTAATTTGTAATAACATACAATCTGATATTATTAATTATTCTAAAATTATTCCTATTGACTCAAACTCAATTATTGGTGATGATCTTAATAAAGTCGATATTATTTCAAATAATATTAATGTACAAAATATAATTTCTAATACACATTCATCCGAATTAATTACTTCTAATCTTATTAATTTTAATTCAATTTTGCCTATTGATAACTCAAATTATATTGGTAACTGTGATAATAAAGTTAATATTTGTTCTAAAAAAATAATATCAGAATTTATATATTCTAAACAAACTGAATTTAATTCATTAAACGTTAATAATGATCTTTCTATATCAAAAAATTATAATAATAAATATATGATTAATACTAATACTCAAGAAAGTATCACTACTCTTAATTTTGATATACTTAATCTTAATAATACATTTAATAATATTAAAATTAATGATGATGGTATTGTTTTAGATGGTATTAATGTAATTAATTATCAAATAATTAATCTTAACGAACTAAATAATGAATATATTTTTCCAAATAAATCAACAATTATTATTTCTGATTTTAAAAATTGTAATTTTACAATATCTAATTATAAAATTAATAATGATGAATCATCTATTTTTTTAAATGGATCTACTATTAAAATTATAAATTTATCTTGTTACTCTATTCATATTAATCATAATATTATTCCACAAAATAATTATATGGATTTTATTTTTTATAACCAAAATTGGTTATCTCTTAAAAATAATAATAATAATATTATTCAAAATAATATTTGTAATCAAGATGATGACGATTTTTCTATTTGTTAATTTTTTATATTTAATATTATATAATGAATTTTTTATTATATGATACTATAAATAAAAAAAATATAAAAATTGATAAATTAGATTTAGAAACTAAAAAAAAAATTCTTGATAATACTTTTATTATTAAAAATGATATAAATAAAGAATTTATTAAAATATTTTCTGACGATCTAAACTATATACCATTATTTGATCTTAATAATGAATCAATTAAATTTGTACAAAAAGACTTTGTTTATAAAGCTATAAAACAAAATCACTATAGAATAATTAATAATGACCTAATATACTTTTTAAAAAGAAATAATATTACTCATCTAAATGATAAAATTAAATTATTTGATTTAGATATTATACATAATAATTTTCTTAAATTTATTTATTATGATTCCGAAGAAATAGGATCCGACTTGAGTTACTTTCGTAATCCTGCATTTATAAAAAATTTAGAAGTTAAACCATTTTTAAAAAAAAGTGCTATAATTAATACAGCACTTAATATAGGTTTACTTAAACCAAAAGATCTTCCTTACAAAAATGACCTAAATATTATATTTGATAAAATTAAAACACTGTTTTTTACAGAAAAAATATTACTTGATCATATCAAATTAATTAATAATCAAAATATGAATTCTATTGTAAACTTTTTTTCTGTTTACGGATCATCTATTTTAAATGATTATTTAAGAGGTAATTTTAATTTTTATGACCAAAATATTGAACAACAAATTAATAAACTTTATAATTTAATTTCTAAAACAGAAGAAATTAAAGAAGAAAAATTAATATTTAGATTTATAGCTGAAGATTCATTTTTAAATTTGACAAAAGTTAATGATTACTATGAAAATGAATCATTTATTAGTTGTACAAGAAAACCTAATATTGATATTAATGATTTTGGTCATATAATTTTAAAAATATTTTTACCTAAAAATATTAAAGGTATTTTCTTATCTATTGAAAATGACTCAGCATTTTATGATGAAAAAGAAGTTATTATTAAGCCTGGTGTTAAATTTAAACTAAAAAATATTGATGATAATGTTGATTTTTATCTATTCGATAATAAAAAATTATTCTCTTCTAAAATTCTTAAAAGATATGAATTAGAAATTTTAGGTGTTTCTAATAAAATAATTATACCTAAATATCAAATTAAAAAATTACCTGAAATTGATATCATGAATATAAATTTTGATTTTGAAACAGGCGAAGAAAAAGCTACCAATATTATAAAAAACTTCTTTTATATAAATAGAACAGCTAATTTTATTTTTCCAAATAAATTAAAAAAAAAATTTTATTTTTATAATTACGATTCAACTAAGTCTTACTCAAAATTTCATTATTTTAAAATTACTAACGGATTTATTCTTTTTTCTTTTAATGAAAATAACGAATTAGATTGTTTTATCGAATTAGGTGATATCATTATTGTAAATTATCCTGCAAAATATATTAAAATTAACCCACATCCACAAACTACTCTTATCGTATCTTGTATTGCTTATTTATTTAATATTGATAAAATTAAAATATTCCCTGAATTTATATCACTTAACACTATTGTTAAAAATAAAAACCCAATATTACAAAATATTAAAATTAATAAGATTATTTATAATATTATAAATAATAAAAAATTACCTTTTGATTATGACCTATATAATAGAAATGAAATTTATAAATTTTTTAATGAAATTATTGATACAAAAACTTTACACTATAATCTATTCTATATTACTAAAAAAATATCATACAAAAATTTATTCACAGATATTATTCAAAATAACCCTATTAATATGAAATATTATAATAAAAGCTTACCTAATAATATATATAACTGCCATTATGACTTCTTCCCAAATAACTTCCTCATTAGTAATAATTTAATTCAATTTAACTATAATAATTATGATTTTTATTCTAATAATTACGATTATGATCATGATATATTTTCTAGAATTAATAGAATTAGAAGCACATCAATACTATCAGAAATTATAAATTAGTTACCAAACTCTCTATATTTAATTTTTCATATAACATTTTACCCTTACTCTTTTCTAAATAAATACTTATTTCATCTAACTTATTCTCATTATTTAACTTGTTATCACTCTCTATTAAAATTTTATATTTTGGAACATTGTCTATTTTTACTTCCAAATTAAATTTATTATATATCTCCTCTAATTTATCCTTTATAATATTAACTCCTCCAAAATATGGATTATTTAATATAAATTTTAATTCACTCCTAATTTTAAAATCACCATAAAAAAATTTAATTGCATTTTTTAATAATTCTATATCATTATTACTTATATCGAATTCTATTTCACAATTATTATAATAATAATTTATTAATTTATCATAACATTCATAATTTTTTAACGTCCATATTGTTTTTGTTGCATAATTTATATAGTCATCCTCCGTAAAAGTTTTAAATTTTAATTTCATAAATTTATTGAAAATTTTTAAAACTTTCATATATTTAATATACTTGTTATTCGCATTATTTTTATCGTCCTCTGATAAAAATTTTGTTGATAAATCTACATAACCTTTATCCTTATCTATCGCTATTACCAATAATGGATATTGCTTATTTACTTTTAATAAACAAACTGATTTTTTTTTTCTCCTTGATGACGCATTCGATAATTGTACCATACCATCTATACCATATTCTAATAAATTTACATATATTGATTCCTCTACTATATCATTTACATTACATATTACTATATTATCCACCTCTGGATATTTGTTTTTATAAAATCTCATTTATATAATAATATATTTATTCGTTTATATATTGAAAACCTTTATTTAACTCATTATATTTTAGAAATTTATCAATTTTAAATAAATCATTTGCATCATAATTTCTATCTATAACATTTTTTATAATTTTATCATATTTATCAAAATTATTTTTATTCTCATAATTTAATTTATATATATTTAAAAAATTTTGTATAAAAGATGATGATGATAAATTATATAATTTTTTTAATTTTTTATAATCATTCTTTATTAACTCAAAATTCATTACTATTATATGATTATTACTAAACTCAAACTTATAAAATTTAACTTTATTCTTCGAATCTAATAAATTTTTCTTTAACTCATCTAATGTATTAATCTTTTTATCATTAAACTTTTCTAAAAATAAACCTGAAAATATTTTATGATTATTAATAAACTCTGATCCCTTTAATACACTTGTTAAAATAACCTTATTCTCAAATTTATTAAAATCATCCTCATATCTTATAAGATTTATAAAATCATTACCATTATCTCCAAACTGATAATCATATCTCTCAAATAAATCTATCTGATTTAAATTTAAATCACTAAAAACTAAACCAGAAATAATCTCATATTCAATTAAATCTGCATTTATTGACGGTATTATTTTTACTAGACTAAATTTAGGTTCCTCTAATTCAACCTCTTTCTTCTCAATTTTATTTGTAACTTTACTATAATATTCAATTATTATTTTTTGATTATTCTTATATCTATATATAAAATCATTCAAATTAAACTTATTCTTATTAAATGTTATTTCTCCATAATTATTTATATCATAATTATCAAACTTAATTAATACATCATTCTGTCTCAAACCAGCTTTATATAAACAAGATTTTTCACTTATTTTAGTTACCAAAATACCCTCACTAAAATTATTATTATAATACTCTCTTATTAATTTATCCGTTATTTTAAATACACATAACAAATTTACTTTTTTTATTATCTTTTTTTTTAAAAATTCATCCTGTAATATCATAAATAACTTTACTGGAACCGCATAACCTATATTATTCGCTAAAATAGATTTTATTTTTCTAGCATTTATTCCAACTACCTTATTATCTTTTAACAAAGGACCTCCTGAATTACCCTCATTTATTGCCGCATCCGTTTGTAAAAAATACTTCTCATATCCACTTAAAATACCATTACTTATCTTTAACCTCTCTTGTCCTAATGGATACCCTAACGCTGATAATGAATCACCCTGCTCTAAATTATCTGAATCAAAAAATTCTAAATAATTATTATTTTTATAATTAGTCCTTAATAACGCTAAATCATACTCCTCACTAACACAAATTATCTCAGCATTATATTTCTCCTTTCCCATCGAAGGAATTGTTATTTGAATATTTATTGATTTATTTACTACATGACAACATGTAAGTATATACCCACTATCCTTCTCTAAAATAAAAAATCCTGTTCCAACACTTTGACTCTGCTCCGGAGTTTTATATGGGTCTATAAAATCATGTTGTAAATTCGTTGACTCAATTTTTATTATAGAATCTTTAATACTATTTATTAAATTTGTCATATATATACAAAAATATTTTAAAATTATTTAAGTATAATTTATTAATTATCTTATATGTCCTCTAGTGAATCTGATTGTTCCCTTTCCAGTGATGAAGAATATTGTGGAGATAATGGTGAAGAATTTAGAGAAGAAATTTTAAACTCAAAATACGCCCTTATTGAAAAAATTGGATATGGATCTTACTCATCTGTATGGCTAGCATACTCTATTCCTGATGATAATTATTATGCTATCAAAATACAAAATTGTGAAGATTATGATGAAGGTGTATTCGAACTTAGAATTTTAAGAAAAATTAAAGAACTAAAAAATAAATATATGATTAATATAATTGAAGGATTTGAAATTATAAAAAAAGATAAAATATTTAAACAATTTAAAAAAGGTAATAAAAGTTATAATAAAAAAGTTGTTGAATGTAGACGACACGTTTGTATGGTATTACCTCTTATGGCTGGATCAATTTACTCTTTAATAAAAAAAGGAACTTTTAAAAATGGATTAAATAATGAATTATTAATTTCATGTATTAAAACAATAATCTACTCTATTAAAGATTTACATACCAAACTTAAAATATGTCATACTGACCTTAAACCAGAAAATATACTTATCTCTGGTAAATCTAAATTTGTTGAAGAAATAATTGATGAATATAATAAACATAATTTAAAAAACTTATTTGAACAAAATTATAAAAAAGAACTTGCTATAAAAGATTGGAATCCTAATAGCTCAAATTATAAAAAAAAAACTTTAAAATTAAAATCTAATATTCTTAAATCTTGTCACAAACATATATTAAAAAATATGGAACATATTATTGATAATAGATCTTCTGAATATCAATCTATTGATGATACTACACAAACTTCTGATTCAAATTCTACTCAATCAAATGATAATAATATTAACGATATTGACCAAAAATATCTGGAAAATTGTAAAATTTTTTTGACTGACTTTGGTTCAAATATGAAAATATCTGATTTAGAAGACGATGAAATTCAAACACGATATTATAGAGCACCCGAAGTTGTTCTTGGTGTTAATTATAATGAAAAAATAGATATTTGGTCTATTGGATGTATGATATATGAATTATATACTGGTGAAATTCTATTTGATCCAGATAAAGATAAAGATTTTAGTAGAGATTTTCATCATTTATTTTTAATTGAAGAATTATGTGGCGAATTTCCTAAAAATTTAATAAAAAAATCTCCAAGAAATAAAGAATTCTTTAAAAATTATAAACTAAATTGTAAAAAAAAAAGTAATATAAATCTTGAATCATTAATTAAAAAAGAAAATAAATTTTCTGATTTAATTTTATCTATTCTTAAATCTAGTCTTATTATTGATCCTAGTACAAGAAAAGATATTAATTATTTGCAAAAATTAATTGCAGAAATCTAAAAGATCTTGAAAAGGTTCATCTAATGGATCTAAATCAGAACCATAAATCACATAATTAGTACCACCAATGTCATTATCTGACTTATTATCATCATAATAATAATCATTATCAGTGCTAATATGTGATTTATTATTCTTTAATTTAGATTTTTTTTCAATAATCAATTTTTTATCAAATAATTTATCTAATAATTTATATATTTTTACTAAAATTTTAAGATATATAATTTCTTTATTTTTACTATTCATTTTTATAAATTCTATTATTTCTTTTTTTAGATTATTTAATTTATTCAAATTATCTGATTTTAATTTTATATTAAATTCCTCATATTTTTTGTTTAAATAATATAAATCCATATTTTTATTGAATTTTGAGCTTAAAAGAAAATTTAATTGGATTCTTATCAATAATTTTTTTCAATTTTTTTCAATTAATAATTTCCTTCCTTTAATACCTTTTTTATACCCATCTATCTTAATTAAATTATTATGTACCATATCATGACATTTGTTACATAATACTAATAAATTTGATAAATGATTCTTATGAATATGAGATTTATCCTTATTTAACATAAATCCATTTTTATCCGTATTTTTTTGAAACTCTATATGATGAGTTTCTAAATTTACTTTACATTCACATATCTCACACTTCTCTACTATTAAATTACTGTTATATCTAGATAATCTAAATTTACTATTCTCTAACTCATTCTTTACATCTAATGATATTTCATTAAATGTATTATCATTTATTAAATACTTTGCAAAATCTAACCCATACTCCTCCTTACCATTTCCTTTTAATAATTGTCTGTCAAATATAATATTGTCATTATCATACCTCACACTAATATGATATACACCCATCTTATTTAAACTTTTTATACTTTCCATTTTTATTAACTCATGTAAATGAGTTGCTGATATAAATGATGTACCACTCTTTATTAACATTAATATCATCGTCGCTACTATTATTAATGCAGACTTATTCTCCGTTCCATTACACACCTCGTCCGCTAATACTAATGTTTTTTTACCACTCCTCTTTAACACAGCCTTTAACTCCACCAATTCTAACGCAAATGATGAATATCCCTTATATAAATTATCTGTATTAACTATCCTAGTAAATATAGAATTATAAGGACTAAAATTAAACGACTCTGATGGAACATAATATCCTATTTGACCAAGAATTATTGATAATCCTACAGCTTTCATCAAACTAGATTTTCCTGCAGCATTTAATCCATATAATAATATTCCAAACTCGTTTTCATCCAAACTAACATCATGAGGTACATACTCATAATTAATTAATTTTTCTATTATCGGATGTCTTAATTTTTTTGCTTTGATAAATGATTGTTCTTTCTCAATAATATTTGGTTTGAAAAAATTATTTTTCTCCGCACATAATCTACCACTATTTATAAAATCAATCTCTGATACTACCTTACTTAAATTATCTAATAAATTACTATTCTTATTATATAAACTTTTCAAAGTATCAATATACTTTTTCTTTATCATAGGTTTTAACTTTTCTGATAATATTATTATACTATTACTTAATTCCTCCAAATAACTAAAATTTATCTTTGTTGAACTACTTTGATTCTTAAACTTTATATCATCCACATTTATATTAATATTATTTATTAAAATATTTTTTACTTTTTTTAATTTCTCTTTTATTATTAATGACCTCTTTGTTGTTAAAAATAAATGATATTTATCATTCTCATTATAATTTAACGATATTAATGTCTTTTCATCCTGTTTATTAAAATAATCCTTCTTCTTTATTTCAATTAAATTATCAAAATATAATCTTACTTCTTCCAATTCATTCTTTTTCCCATCAATTTCCTTCTGTAATAAATCAATTTCTTTACTAAATCCATTATTAAAAAATGAATTACTTATATCATTCAAATTATACTTTCCTAGTTCACTAAAATTAAATATTTTATTATAATTTTTTATAAACTTTACTAAATTATTAAAAATATCTTTTTTAAATAAATTACATAACTTACTTTTTTTTAATTTATTAAATAATGATTGTATTTGCTTATACGAATCATCCAAATATACAAATTCAAATGGATTTAATGTACCTAATGATAACTTACGATGTAATCTCTCAATATCATAAATGTTATTTAAATCATTCTTTAAATCAATATTACTCTCTATCAAATTTTCTATTTTATTATATCTATCCTCTAAAATTTTTACACTATTTATTGGATTACTTAAATTATAACTTAATAATCTCTTACCCATACCTGTCTTTGTAAAATTAATTATATCAAATAAACACGTTGAATCATCCTCACTATTTTTAAATACATTTAATTGTTTTAACGCATTATTACCCAAATGTAAAAAATTATTATTTTCATAAAATTTAGGATATTTTAAATTATCTAATAAATACATATTATGATTCTTTGTGTATTCTAATATTAATATAAATGATATTCTACCATACTCTAACTTCTCTAAATTAAATTCCTCTATTGGTGATACTAATGACTCTATCTTAAATATATCATTCAATATCTTGTTCTGATTATTAATATTATATAAACTACTCTTCTCTAAATTATACATTAAATAATTCTTACCCTTTAACTCCAAATATAATAATAAACTCTCCTCATCATAATTTACCAAGTTTTTATAATTTATTATTATCTCCGTCGGATTAAAATTATTTATAAACTTTAATACCTCGTCTAATGAATACTTGTCATCATTTAAACTACCATATGTCTCGTAAATTATACTCGTACCTACCGTTAAATCCACTACCGATATTCCAGCACATAATACATAATTACTTAACTCCTGCTTTACCTCCTCTATATACACCGATAACATATAACGAGATTTACTATTATTTATATCCTCTATATACGTTCCAGGAGAATATACTGCCGTAATCGCCCTCTTCGGATTAGGCGGCTCCGTTACCTGATCAATTTTTATTACGTGATAACCACTGTCTACCAATTTTTTTACAAATTTTGATGTCGCAACTGTTGGAAATCCAAGCATATACGGATTATCCTCATTCACCTTCTCTATCTTCTTGTTCTTCTTTGATACTATTGTATTTAATAATTGACTTAATTTTTTTAAATTATATCCTCTAGTTTCAGTAGAGTAGGCTTCGTGAAAACTACCAACTTGCATTAAAACAATAGTTTTTTTATTATTATAAATTTTTGAATATTTTTCTTGTAATAGAAGATATTCTTCAATTAATTTTTTTTTAAATTTTAGTACTTCATACATAAAATTATATTTAAATAATTCCTTATATGTTTATATTTTTTTCTTAAATATAAATAAATATGTTAATAAATAATATTAATTTCAGTGATTATTTAGAAGATAATGTGGAGGAAAATCATAGTTGTGATTTATCAAAAGAGGAAGTGATAGAGGAAAAGGTATGTGAAACAAATAATATAATAGAGGATAATTTTTGTTTAATGGATGACATAAATTATCATTCTAATAATATAAAAAATGAATTATTAGAGAATAAAATTAAGGTATTAAATTCAATAAATTTAACTTTCAAAAAGCTAGGTCAAAGTGTCGAGTATTACAAATATTATTTAAATGATATTAAACAACTAAAATTCTTTGATGATAATATTTTATCTATGATTAATTCTAATAATTCTAATTTATATAATATGATTTTAATACAAAAAAATAATATTGATGAACTTCAAAATTTAAAATATATACTTTTTAATGATATAATTATTTATCATTTTCATGAAATTATTATTAATCTCGATCAAAATAAATTAAATATTGTAATTAAACAAAATAATGATAGTTTTACTTTTAACTTTCAAAATTTATTATTTATTGATGATGATATTATTGAAATTATTGATAACCTAATTCTAGAATCAGTTAATCTTTACGACTACTTTAACTCACAATATAATAAAATTTCTAGTATTATAAATTATCTTAAAATAAATTTAAATTAAAAAAAATTTATAAAGAATATCCTTTTACATGCTTTGAAGCATAACAATTATTTGAAAAATGTCCATTGCGCCCACATCTATAACATTTTGAAGATTTATTTTTTCTACAATCACAATCTTTTATTTCCATTTCACATAAATCACATATTTTTGGATCATTTTCTAATATGTACAATAAACCATCTATAAAATATTTATAATTAATACCATTTCTGTAATTACCAACTTTATATTCTACATCACAATAATTTATTGTTTGACATATTCCATATATATTTGATAATTTAAGATTAAATTCAAGATAATTATTATTATTTAATATTTTAGAAATATTTTCTCCTTTTAGTATTTTTGTTCTATCTTTATCTATTTTTTTACATGATTTTAAAAAATCACACTTAAAATTATTAATTGTTTCGTCTTCTTCTTCGTCTTCTTCCTCATCTTCGTCATCATCTATATAATCATCACCATATTTAATTTTTAAAATATCTTTTCCATATTTTTCTATTTTTATATCTCCAATTCCATGTATATTTTTCAAATCATTAAGATTATTAAAATTAGTACTTAATAACATTTCAAGTGTTTTATTTGTAAATATTTGATATGCTTTACAATCTTCTTCTAATGCTTTCCTCTTCCTATACTTTATTAATTTTTTCTCTAAATTTGTATTATTTGTTTTAAAATTATTTTTGCAATCTTTGCTAAAATGACCTTTTTCACCACATAAATTACATTTATCAGTAGATGAAATAATCATCCTTTTAATCATATTTTTTGATTCATTTGTTAGATTAATATCACAAAAAGATCCTCCACGTACATTATCTACTCCATACTCATTCATATATTTAAGAGTATACTTGTCTTCATCGAAATCTTCACAATTTGGAATTATTTCTTGTATATTTAATGGATTATATTTTTTTGTCCACGTAGATCCGGTTAAATTAAAATGATTATCTAATCTTATTTTAGGATTAGATGTTTTTCCAACATAATATTTATTATTTTTTAGTTTTAATATATAAATAAATACCATTTTTATTAATAATAATAAATTAATCTTTATATATATATAAATATTTTAAATTTTTAAATTACAAATTGATTTATTGAAAAGTATTTAGAATTTTTAAATAAAAAATAATTATATGATACAAATATCTATTATTGTACCAACTAAAAATCGCCCACAATTCTTATCTAATATTTTGAGAAATTTCTTTCGACAAGATTACCCTCTACAAAATATGGAACTTATCATAGGTGATGACGGTGATTGCCAAATGGAAAAATTAATCCCTAATAAAAATAATGTTAAATATTATAAATTCCAAAATATAACACTAGGACAAAAAAGAAATGAATTATGTGAACTAGCTTCAGGAAAATATATTATCTTTATGGATGATGATGACTTCTACCCAGCTGATAAAGTATCACATTATGTTAACTTATTACAAAATTCTAATAAACTATTAGCTGGCTCTTCTATTATGTACGTTTATTTTACTAAATTAAATGAAATTTTAAAATTTGGTTCATTTGGTGTTAATCATTGTACTTGTGGTACATTAGCTTTTAAAAAAGAATACTTTAAAAATAATAAATTTCCAGATGTCAATAAATCCGAAGAAAAGATATTCTTAAATAATTTTAGTATAGATATGATACAAACTGACCCGTTAAAATCAATATTAGTTATCGCTCATAGTAATAATACTGTAGATAAATATAAATATTACAATAAAGGTATAAAAACAAACTTAACATTAAATGATTTTAAAATATCTGATATTGATAAAAAATTTTATATTAATTTAAGTTAGTACAAAAAAAAAAAAATATATAAATATATGTGCGATGATTGTAATAACTCTAATCAAAAATTAGATGATTGTAATATTGATTATCTTAAACCATTAAGTATTCATAAATTATTCTTATCTGATGAATGTAATAACTATCAAGATGTTCTTGAAAAAGCTAAAAAAGTAAGAAACTCTTTCTTTGCTGCTAAAACTACCGTCTATAATTATGTTTCTGATTGTGATGATTTAGTCGATAATCTTCAATCTGATCTATCTGATAATGAAGTTGAACTTGATAACATTAGACAAAATTATTTATCAATAATTAATAATTTATCTTCTTCTTTATATAGTTCTTTAAATTCTTGTTATAATGGAAAAAATCTTATTAATGTTGATTTAAGTAAAGTAAAATTATTAGAGGCGAGGAAGCCTCAACTAAGTAATGATATCAAATTAACTATTTATGATAAGTGTGATCCTATTACATTAACGTATATACCAGGTGTTACAATCCAATTAAACACTGATACTAAATTAATTAAACTTAAATTTAGTGAACCTGAATTTATGTCTGGATTTAATCGACATGGTGTTAATAGAAAAGAAAAAGATATTACAAATACTTATGTTTTAACTCCATCTATATTTTGTATTAAACCATATGAAAATTATTATGAAGATGATTATGATACAAATGATGATGAAGAATGGAATAAATGTAATGTACTAGGAAGTTCAATAGTAAATATTGATGAAACTAAAGATGTATTTCAAAATATTGAAATTGCTAGAGACTTTTTAGAAGAAATAATTAACTACCAAGATAATTATGTCATTGATGGTGAAAATTCATATGGTAATCAAATTTTAGAAATTATGAATTGGTTTGATAAAACTATTAAAAAATTAGAAAATGTACATAAATATGTTGTACAATTATACAAAATTAATAATAACGAAGAATAATAAAAACAAAATCAAATATTTTATTGAATAATATTTATTTTCAAATAAATACTTTTCATTATTAATAATATTATATAATCTAATATTATCTTCATAAATTTCATTTTGAATTTTATACAAATAACCTTGATATTCTACTTTTTTATCAAAATCATCCTTATAAAAATTAATCATATTATTTATTTCTCTAGATAAATTATTTAATAAATTATTATTCTTATTGTATCTTTCTCTTTTTAAATTTATTAAATCATTTTTATTCATATATCGTTTTTCTTCTACAATATAATTATTAGGATATTCTTCGTCTGAATAGTAATCATTACGCTTTCTATCTAAATGTAAATTAAATTCATCAATTAAACTTTCTGAAATATTATATAAATAGGGTATATAATAGTAATTTTTCATATATTATTATTATATATTAATTATTTTAATTACATGATCTAATGCATTAATTTTGTTAATATTAAATTCCAAGTCTTGAACAATTGAATCTAAAATATTTATATTATTAAAGTATTCAAGAGCGTAATTATATTTATCAATATAATCATTAAAATTATTTAAATATTGTTCAAATAGTATATGTTCTTTATTATCTAAATTTACAAAAAAAAAGTTATTTTTTTTAAATATTATAATTTTAGGTATATTAACAATAAAATTATAATCTTTTTTTAAATAATAGTTATAAAAATATTCATTTTGGTTATAATAAAGATTATCTAATAAATGTAATAATTCTGTTTCAAAATTATTTATTGAGTTAATTTTATTTTTATTTTGTATTAAATTATTTTTTAGTTCAATAAAATTATTTTTTATATCTTTAATATCTTTTAGAATAAATTTTAAATTATCGATTAAAATAATGTTAGTTTTTATCATATTATTAAAGTCAGTTAATACTTTAGACATATATTAAAATAATAAATAAAATAATAAAAATATTATAATTAATGTTATGTAAATTGGAACATAATTATATTCTTTTTTCTCATTTGTAAAATTTTCTACAATAATTTCATTTCTTGGAATATTTTGTTTATTAAACTTATCTTCTAAAATTGATTTTTTATTATTAATAAATTCTTTCATTTTATTTATACTTTTTTCTAAACTTTTTTTAATTTGTTTCGAATGTTCAATATCTGAATTATATTTTGGTTGGATTTTTATTATACTATTCTCAAATTTAGAAACTAATTTTTCTATCTGATTCAATCTTAATAATTCTTCATTATAATAATCAATTCTATTTTGAGGAAATATTTTAAATAATTCATGTTGTTTTATAAAATAACCACCCTTATATAAATTATATAAAGTTTTCCATTCCATTCTTAACTCTATGGGAACATATCTATAATTTTTATAATCGAATATACTATCTATCATATATATATAAGAATTAAAAAAATTATATATATATATATATATAATGAATCAAAATGAATTTTGTGATATTTTCTTTGTAATTATAGGGGTCTCTTTGATATTTTATATTTCAACTAGAAAACAAAAAGAATTATTTAAAATATGTGGTAAAAAACAAATAAAATTAAAAAAAAAAAATAAAAAAAAATTAAAAGTTAAATCATTTGATAAAATTTTCTCTAATAATTCTAATATTTCTAAATCATTCTTGTCTAAAGAACAAATAAAAAATACAGTAAATGATCAAAATATTATTATAAAAAAATTAAATAATTTAGATAATGAAACTAAATCAAATGAAACTAAATCAAATGAAACTAAATCAAATGAAACTAAATCAAATGAAACTAAATCAAATGAAACTAAATCAAATGAAACTAAATCAAATGAAACTAAATCAAATGAAACTGATTCAAATGAAAATAATTTAGATGATGAAATTGATGGATTTGTAAAAATAGATAATTATGGTAATATAGATTTATCTTTTTCTGATAATAATATAACAAATGTTCCAACTTCATATAATTATAATAACCAAGATTTATCAAAATTAAATAATTATAGAAATTTAGAAAATGAATATACTATTATTAGTTATGATAAAATTAATAATGAAAAATTAGAAGAATCAAAATCTAGTGAAGATGTTATTTCTGAAAATGATGAAGAATTAGATAATTCAAAAAAAAATATTGATACTTCTTTTGATAATGCTAATTTATCTAAAAATTGTTATATACAAGTTGGAGGAAATGATAATCAAGATTTAGTTTATGGATTACAACAAAATGAAATTAAATCTTTTAAAAAACCAGATATAACTAGTTATGAAAATGAAAAGAAATGCACTACACTAAAAAACGCTGTTTTAAACTTGAATAGAACGGGTTACTTAAAAAGTGATTTAGTTGAAAAATCCTGGAATGAAACTTTTAAACCTGAGTGTGGTAATTTATAATTATAAATAATTATTAATTTATAATTATAATTTTATACTACATTAATTACTTCTTTATTACTTTTAATATTAAAATATAATTCAATCATTTTATAATCTCCAGTATTTAAATATCTATCATTTTCATCTATAACCTCCCCAAAATGATCGTGTGTATATACTACAACATATTTATCTGTTTCACTTAAATACTTTTGTGCATCTTTTACAATATTGAAATCAACTGTATTTTTTCCTAAATTTTTAACTACTATATCTTTCTCAGATTTTACTCTATTTCTTAATTTATAATTATTAGTTCTATAACTTCTTACATTATAATTATTAATTAAATAATTTGACTCCTTATTAGTTACATTTTCTCTATCTAATAATACAATAATATCATCCTTATTTACATTTACCTCATTTTTATTTGTTTTTATACATTTTTTATTAACATTTTTTACTGATAATTTATATTCTTCTAACTTATCTACTATTAATTTCTCTAAATCTGTAAAATTTTTATCATTTTCTTCTGACTTTTGTACATTATGTTCTCTTAATTTATCAACTATAAACTTTTCTAAATCTGTAAAATTTAATTTGTTCTCTTCTAACTTTAATATATCATCATTCTCTTCTAATTTAGGAGGACTTTTAAATATTAATCCAAAAATTTCTCTTAACTCATCATATTTCTCAACATTTAAATTATATAACTGATCATAATATACTTTCATATTAATTAATTTCTCTAACTTAAATTGTAAATACTTCCTTAAAAT